TCGTGGTCGAGAAGCTGGTCCCGGTCCCCGAGGAACTGACCAAGGACTGCGGCAACACGGCCAAGCAGAACAACAGCGTGGCCGAGGCCGTCCGCCTGGCCAACACTCGGGACGAGCTGCTGAAGGAATGCACGTCCCGCATGCGCCGCATCCGGAGCCTGAAGCCGTGAGCCTGGAATACCGCGACCCAAAGGGCTTCGCCTGGCACCCCTACAGCGTGGAGTTCATCAGCCCGGAAGGCACGTTCGCGATCGAGGTCTGGGCCATCAGCCATGACCACGCCCTCCTTCAGGTCGAGGCGTTGAGGGAAACCGCCACGGTCAAGGCTCGCATCGTAGAGGTGCTGTGATGGCCTGCGGCGGATGCCAGCGCAGGCGCCAGTGGCTGTCCAACCAAGCGAAGAAGGCCCGCGAGCGCGGCGCCGAACTACTGAGAAGGGCGAATGGACGAGGACCTGAAGGCACTCCTGACCCAACTGACAATGGCGCTGATGGAACACACGGAAACCCTGATGGACCAGAACGAACTGCTGGTCCAGATCGTGGCGCAGAACGCTGACCTCATCGGCGCCATGGAGCCAGTCCAGGAGGAAGAGGCCCCGAACCTCGGACTCAACGGAAGGCCACTGACCTGATGAGCAAGCTAAGACTGGGGACGCTCCCGAAGCGGGTGGCCATCCTGGACACCAGCATCGGCGCGAAGCTCGGTCAGGCCCAGAGTTATGGCCAGGGACGAGGCGGACGCCCATGGCGCCGCAAGCGAGATCAGGTGATGCAGCGGGACAAGTTCATGTGCCAGTGCGAGCGCTGCCAAGGAAAGCGGCTCCCGGCTCACGAGGTTGACCACATCGTCCCCCTATCCCAAGGCGGTACCGATGACCCCAAGAACCTCAGGGCCGTCAACCGGGAATGCCACAAGGCCAAGACGGCGCGCGAGGCCAATGGCGGGACCTGAACAGACCCGGGGGGGGTAGGGCAGAAATCCAAGCCCACCTCCTCGGACACCGCGCCCCCTCTCACGCGCGAGAAACTTTGGAGATCGAGGTAATCAAATGGCTGGCGTAAAGGGCCGAAGCGGCGGCGCCCGCGAAGGTTCCGGACGCAAACCGGCCAAACCGCGGAAATCGAAGGCGAAGGCGTACCAGACGGACGACCCTGACGAGTTCCTCCGGGCGCTGATGAAAGACCCGAAGGCGGACTTCAAGGACAGGATGGCTGCAGCTCTGGCCCTGAAGAAGCAGGGGAAGGCGCCGGGACCGGTCGGTAAGCGGGAGCAGACAGCAGCCGATGCGCAGGCGGTGCTTCGCCGGTCGCTGGCGCCTACGGCGCCGCCGAGCAGGCCACGCAATCACCTTCGAGCGGTGAAGTGATGCCGGAGTGGTCGACTGCCTGCCTGGACTGGGAGCAACGCTTTAAGGAAGGCCGGTCGTTGGTGCCATGCGGTGCGCTCTTTCCGGCGCATGCCGAGCGCGCGATGGCGGTGTTCACCAGCCTGTTCGCGACGGACGTCCAGAACCCGACCGGAGAGGTGGATGAGAACGGATTGCCGGTGCCGCCGACCTACGGAGAGGTGTCACGGGACTGGATCCTCGAAATTGCGGTGGCGATCCTCGGGGCGTATGACGAGGAGACCGGCGAGCGCCTGATCCGAGAGGCGCTGCTGAAGCTACCGAAGAAGCAATGGAAGTCCGGTCTGGCGGCGGGGCTGATGCTCACGCTGATGATCTTGAGCTGGAGGCCTTCGAACGAGGCGGCGATCATCGCGCCGACGAAGGAGACCGCGGACAACGTCTTCAAGCCCATGAAGGACGCAATCGAGGCGGATCCGGAGCTCAAGGCGGTTTTCCACATCCAGCCGAACATGCGGACGATCACGCACTTGGTGACGAAGATGTCCTGCCGGGTGTACGCGGCCGACACGGACACCATCGCCGGCAAGAAGTGGGCGTTTGTGATCTTCGAGGAGCTCTGGCTTCTGGCTCAGCGCAAGGGCGCCGAGGACATGATGCTGGAGGCCACCGGCGGCCAAGCGTCGCGACCGGAAGGAGTGGTCATTTCGATCACCACCGAGTCGGACGACGAGCCGGTCGGTATCTACAAGGCGAAGCTGGAATACGCGCGGCAGGTGCGGGACGGCAAAATCGACGCGCCGCACTTCCTGCCAGTGCTGTACGAGTGGCCGGAGGACATGGTCAAGGCGAAGGCCTACCTGGACCCGGCGAATGCTCGCCTGGTGAACCCGAACTACGGAGCATCGGTCGACCCGGAGGACTTCCAGCGGAAGTTCGAAGAGGCTAAGGCTGCTGGCGGTCAATCGCTTCGGGTGTTCTTGGCCAAGCGCCTCAATGTGCCGCCCACTGAAATGGTCGGTGGAAGCTGGTCGGCGGCAGAGTTCTGGGCCGGAGCCGGTGATCCAGGCCTGACGCTAGACGCTCTCTTGGAAAGGTCGGAAGTCGCCGTGATCGGGATAGATGGTGGCGGCCTGGATGACTTGCTTGGTCTGGCCGTTCTTGGTCGTGAGCGCGAATCAAGGCGCTGGCTCCTTTGGGCCAAGGCGTGGGCCCACAAGGTGGTTCTTAAGAGGCGGCAGGACATCGCCGAGAAGCTCAAGACTCTCGAAGAAGCCGGCGATCTGACGATTGTCGAGTCGCCTGGCGATGATGTGGAACAGGTTGCGCAGTTGGTGGGCCGCGTCAAGAAGTCAGGCCTTCTTCCAGACAAGTATCCAATCGGAGTTGACTCGGTTGGCATCGTCGACATCGTCGACGCGCTTACAGACCCTGCTTGCGGTTTCAACGTGGAACAGATTGTCGCCGTATCGCAGGGCTGGCGACTCAATGGCGCAATCAAGACCACCGAGCGGGCAGTCGCTGGTGGAGAGTTGGTGCACGGAGCTCAGCCGCTCATGGCATGGGCCGTTGGGAACGCGAGGGTGGAGCCCAAGGGGAACGCCGTCGCAATCACGAAGCAGGCAAGCGGGACAGCGAAGATCGATCCGCTGATGGCCACATTCAATGCTGTTTCGCTGATGGCGCTGAATCCAGCCGCCCAGCGTAAGAAGCTGGTCTTGATGACCCTGGGGTGATGATGGACACGAACAACATCCGGGCCTACAGCGTGCTGGAGGTCAAAGCGTACGACGACGACAAACGCGAGATCACGGGCTGGGCGACGACGCCGGAGCCGGATCGCATGGGCGATATCGTCGAGCCGATGGGCGCGAAGTTCGCGAACGAACTTCCGCTTCTGTGGCAGCACCGCCACGACTCGCCAGTCGGAACCGTGCGCTTCGGCAAAGCAACGAAGAAGGGCATTCCCTTCACCGCGCAGCTCGCGAAGCTCGAGTCCGAAGGTGTGCTGAAGGACCTGCTGGACATGGCTTGGCAGTCGGTCGTGGCCAAGCTGGTGCGAGGCGTGTCGATCGGCTTCCGTGCCTTGGAATACAGCTTCATGGAGAACGGCGGCATCCGCTTCACGGAGGTCGAGATTTACGAGCTCTCGCTGGTGACCATTCCCGCGAACGCCTCGGCCACCATCCAGACCATCAAGGCGATGGACACCGCCGGCCGCAAGCGCGCCCCGAGCCTGGGTGTTCCGCTGGTGAATCTCGCCCCCGAGCCGAAAGAACGGCTGGCTGGCGGTGCTGTGAAGCTGCTCGGCAGCTGATTGACCGGGCCCACGGCCCCGCGGGGTGGAACCCGCAACCCAACCACATGCAGGCACCGCCCGGGGTGGAACCCGGGCCGAACGGCTGCGCTCAAGAGGAAAACGGAAATGACGAACCTGGAACAGCTGGCCAAGCTGAAGGCCACCCGCGAGGCGCGGGAAAAGCGCCTGCAGGAGATCATGGCAAAGTCGGTCGAGGGCGGCCGCTCGATGCAGACCGACGAGCAGGAAGAGTTCGACACGGTCGAGCTCGACATCAAGAATCTCGAAGGCGACATCTCCCGCCTGCAGCGCCTGATCGACATCGAGAAGAAGTCGGCGCAGCCGCCGGCTCCGTCCCCTGCTGCCGGCAAGCCGGCCGACGACGGCACCCGCCAGCCGCACACCCTGCAGCTGCGCAGCGCCGAAACCATCGAGCCCGGTGTCAGTTTCGCCCGCCGCGCGCGCGTGAAGGCACTGGCGCATCTCGGCCTGGTGGGCGGCTTGCGTGACGAGCTGGCGGTCGCGAAGGCGGTCTACCCGCAGGACGAGAACCTGATCGCGACCATCGAGAAGGCGGCCGTGTCGGCAGCGAACACGCTGGCGCCGACCTGGGCCGGCAACCTGATCACCGACGGCGGAGTACCATTCGCGGACTTCGTCGAGTGGCTGCGCGAGCGTAGCCTGATGGGCCAGATCAGCAATCGCCTGCGTCGCCTGCCGTTCGATACGCCGGTCCTGATCCAGGGCAGCGCTGGCACCGCGAAGTGGGTCAAGGAAGGCAACAACAAGCCGCTGACGAGCTGGACCTACACGCGCACGAAGCTGTCGCCGCTGAAGGTCGCTGCGATCGCCGCAGCCACGAAGGAAACGCTGATGCGCGCCACGCCGGCCGCTGACGCGCTGCTTCGTGACGAGCTGGGCCGCGCCTGCTTGGCCGCCATCGACGGTACGTTCATCAGCGACGTCGCGGCAGTCGCCGACACGTCTCCGGCGGGCATCCTCAACGGTGTGACCCCGCTGACCCTGTCGGCTGGCTCCAACGTGGCGGACATCCGCTGCGACATCGCCACCTTCCTCAACGAGCTGGTCGACGGCCTGAAGACCATCGCCGGAGCCTTCTGGGTGATGCCGGAGAACGTGGCAATCGCGCTGTCGCTGATCGTGAACGAAGTGGGCGCCTCGGCGTTCCCCGGCGTCACGGTGACCGGCGGCACCCTGGCCGGCTTGCCGGTATTCGTGACCGGCTATGCCGACACGGACAGCGACGGCTCCGTCGTGGCTCTGATCAAGGGCGACGAGATCTTCCTCGGCGACGAGGACGGTGTGCAGGTCTCGATGTCCGATCAGGCCACCCTGGTGATGGACGATGCGCCGACGGGCAACAGCATCACGCCCACCGGCGTGAGCCCGGGCAGCCAGGCGTTGGTGAACATGTGGCAGACCAACTCTGTCGCGTTCCTGGTTGAGCGCTTTATCAACTGGCAGAAGCGCCGCAATGCCGCGGTCGTGTGGGGCCGTGTCAACTGGACGGCCTGCCAGTCGCCGTAATTGCAGCAGTAGGGAAAGGAGGGCGGACACGTTCCGCCCTCCTCTTTTTGAGGATACGAGATGCGAATCCAGTACAAGACGACCAAGCACCAGCGTGAGGTAAGCGCCGAATGCGGGCGCCGGCTGGTAAAGGCTGGCATCGCATCGCGCGTCACCAAGCCACGCCGCGTAAAGGCGAAGCCAGGCGGCGCCCAGGCCGACGCGCCGAGCAGTGGAGCTACGTACGAGCGTCGCGACATCACCAGCGGTGACGAATGATGCGGTACACCGCTGACGACCTGGCGCAGGCAGCCGGCGTTCGGAAGTACGGCGCCGACTTCCTCAAGGCGTTCAACCCGATTCCGCTGATGAATCAGGGCTGGCGGATCATTTCCGAACCCTTCACCGGCGCGTGGCAGCGGAACATGTCGGAGAAGCAGGGCACGATCCTGTGCTATCCGACGCTGTATGCCTGCCTGAATCGCATCGCGAGTGACATCGGGAAGCTTCCATATCGACTGATGGAGGAGGGTGCAGACGGGATATGGCGTCTGGACAAGGCGAATACCGCTTTCTGGCCGGTCCTTCGCAAGCCAAACCACTATCAGACAGCTCAGCAGTTCCGGGAAAGCTGGCTGCTTTCCAAGCTGACGCAGGGAAACATGTACGCGCTGAAGGAGCGCGATGCGCGCAACGTAGTCGTGAAGCTCCATGTCCTGGACCCATGCGCCGTGATGCCCATGGTCTCGGACAGCGGCGACGTCTACTACCAGATCAACTACACGACCGCGGCGAACCTTCTGCCCTCGAGCTATCCGGCGACACAGCTGATAGTTCCGGCAAGCGAGATCATCCACGACCGGATGAACTGCTTCCACCATCCGCTGATCGGCGTGCCGCCGCTGTGCGCAGCCCATTGGCCGGCGGTGAAGAACCTCAAGATCCTGAAGGACGCGACGACGTTCTTCGCCAACGGCGCCCAGCCCGGCGGCATCCTTACCGCGCCTGCGGGCATGAGCGATGACGACGCGCTTCGGGTCAAAGCCTACTGGGACGAGAACTTCACCGGAGAAAACCGCGGAAAAGTTGGCGTCGTTGGCGCCGACATGAAGTTCACGCCATTCGCGTTCAACGCGGCTGATTCACAGCTTGTTGATCAGATGCGCTACAGCGACCAGCAGGTCTGCCAGCCCTTCGGGATCCATCCCTTCATCGTCGGCATCGGGACCATTCCCGCCGGCCTCAAAACCGACGACATCACCAACACGTATTACCAGTTCGCCCTGCAGTCGCACATCGAGGCGATGGAGAACCTGCTGGACGATGGCCTGAAGATCGACCGCCCGCTGGGTGTCGAACTGGATCTGAACCCTCTGCTGCGTATGGACTTCGCGCGTCGCGCCGAGGTCATGGGCAAACTGGTCAAAGACGGCATCGCGACCCCGAATGAGGGTAGATGGGAATTCGGCTACGCCCCGCTCAAGGGAGGCGACACCGTCTACATGCAGCAGCAGGACATGCCGCTCGATCAGGTCCGCAAGAACAAGGTTCCCCAGGCTACCCCGCCAGCGTCGGCAGACGAATCGCTGTCCGATGACGAGATGGATTCCGAGATGGAAGAAGATCCCGAGGTAGACGAGGCATGAACAAAGAGATCCAGCGCGCCATCCTGCGCGCGTGCGCCCGTTTCATCGGGAAGAAGCTGGAGCCCGTCGACGCTCGGCTGAAGAAAGTTGAAGGGCTGGTCGCGAAAGCGATGACTCCGGAGCAACTGGAGGAGGTTCGCACTGCGTGGCAGGGAGAACTCGGCGAGCTGAAAAAGGAACTTGTCCCCGGGCTTCCAGGTAAGGACGGGAAAGACGCCGAGCCAGTGGTGGTGGCCGATGTGGTCGCCGAACTGGTGAAATCCGAAGCGCTGGCCCCGCTGATCGACCTGATGGTTGCTGAAGCCGTGGCGAAGCACTTCGAAGCCAATCCGGTGCGCGATGGCCGAGACGGCGAGCGCGGACAGCAAGGCGAGAAGGGCGACGCTGGCGAGCGCGGCGCGGACGGTAAGGACGGAACCGGCCTGGCCGATGCCCTGATCGATCGCGATGGCGCCCTCGTGCTGACCATGACCGATGGCCGCGCGAAGACGCTGGGCGTCGTCGTCGGCAAGGACGGCGATGCCGGCACGGACGGTAGAGACGGCCTCAGCATGGTGGACGTTTCGCGCGAGTACGACGGGACCACACACGAGGTGGTCGAGCGCTGGACGGTCGGTGGCGAGGCGAAGGAAATTCGCTACCCGGCCGGCGGCATTCGTCCGGGCGGATTCTGGCGGGAGGGCCTGAAGTGCCACGCCTCGCAGGCGATCACCCACGACGGCGCGCTCTGGATCGCCAGGCGCGACACCACCGCGAAGCCGTGCCTGGAGAACGCCGACGACTGGCAACTGGCCGCGCGCAAGGGCCGCGACGGGCGCGACGGAAAGGACGGCAAGCCGCCTCCGGGTCCGGTGACGC